CAGTTTTGGGGCATGTTAAATGTGGCCATGGAACTTACCAACAAACCGCCTTTAACTAAAGAGGCCATCCTTACTTGGTGGAACTTACTTGTTAAGTATGATTACAGCGTAGTAGAGAAAGCTGTAAGCCAATGGGTTGATAGTTCAAGCAAGCCGCCTACCCCACATGATATTGCTGGCCTATGCCGACCTAAAGAACCTATCTATCAAGCATTGCCACCGCCAGTAAGTTATGCCGACAACAAAGCCCAAGCTGACAAACTCGCTTTGTTTATATACGAAAGGATTAAGCCAAAGACAAACTATCGTGCATGGGTCACTCGCATATTGGATAATCCGCAGAACTTTCCAGAGTCATCAGTGCAAGCAGCGCGTGAGGTAAGCCTTAGTGCGATTCTATAGCTGGGGAAAGTATGCGATAGTAAACTTCAATCCGGCTAGAATGGATGACGCAACCGTGGCGCGAAGCAAAGGCGGCTATGCAATATCAAAGGCCGTCTCGCAAGGTGCCACAATCTATTCAGTTTGGTTACTGCCCTCTATTCACTTAGGCAATTATAAAAATGTGGATGAAGCGAAAGAAAAAGTTAGCCAGCATTTGAATGAAAGCAAGCAATAAAAATTGTCTCGCGCCCTTCGCCTATATTTCACTTTTCAGAAAAATGGCAAAAAATGGCAGAAAATGTAAAGCCGAGTTTACAAAAATGCGTAAACGTAAACTATCAGTTAAGAATCGCGGCAAAAAATAAACCGGCAGGCATTTAACGCAACACGTTATAAAACTTGCTTGCGTATGGTGCACTATAATCGTTTTAAATTGTTGGCTAATACAATGTGTTAAGTTAAGCAATAAAACCAGCCATAGCGCTTTAAAATAGCCTTTACGCATGATAGATATATAAATTAGCTAGTGCGTAAACGATAGACAACAAAAAAGCCCCGGTTTGGGGGCTTAATCGTGTTTAATTGCCATGTTTAATAAAATTGTTTAGTGCTTTCTTAGATTTGAATATTCTCAGCTCATATTGTTTTGAGCCGTCAGTGTGTTGATTGCCGATGTAATAGATTAAACAGTATTTAGCCTTTCCAATTCCGTATTGAATAGAATAATCTTGAAATATATAGTTAATCATAATCAAGCCCCTTTAACGTGTTTTAATTCTTCGGCCAATTCTTCATTGGTCATGTGCTCAAAGCCCTTAAAGCCATAAACCAGTAAATCGTGGAGCATGCCATCATTCACGGATGAATCGTTATAGCAAAGCTCAAGATTAAGCTCAATTAGCTTCTGTATTATCTTTTCGCGCCTAGTCATAATCAAATGCCCCTTAAATAATAATTTTGTGGATAGTCTATTGGCTCAATCGTTAAACATATTTGCTTCACGCCGTTATCAAATACGGTATGCCTTTCATAAGTGATAGCGCCTTTCAATTCTAAGAATTGGCTTTCTGATATTTCGATAATATCCGGCTCGTTATCTGCTATGCAATACGAAAAGAATCTAACGTTTATATCTTTTATCATGCTAAGCCCCTTTAAAATAAAAATCTTGAACCATAGCAAAAACGCCGGATGTTAGCTTGCTGTATTCTTCGCTAGTTTTAACGCAATCAGCAAATAAAACATCGTTATCCAATAAACTGGTGTTAAGTGTTTTTCTGTCAGTGTTATCAAGGCCGGAATAATCCATGCAAATAATTGCAGGATAATACCAACTGGGGAATGTGAGTTTTTTCATAATTAACCCCCTATGATTGTTCGTAAGATAGATTATTAAGCCATGCGTTATAAGCTAGCTTATCAATATAAGATTTAATATCTTTTCTTATACTAAAAATACCATCATGTGCCCATTGGCCATTATATTTGTATATAAAAATCCAGTCTGAGCGCCATCCGTCTGTTAAAACAAGCCCAGCCGTTGTCTTTTCAAGTGTATATTTGCCGCGTTTTATTAATACCTTGCCTTTTAAATCTTCATTCATTTGTGAAACGTGCATAATAATAGCCTTTCAATAGTGTTTAATAGTATGGCTTAAAACAAGCCCATAAGCCCACTCGTTAGAATGAACTTATAGAATGGTTTAATTAAAGTAACGCCATTATTGATTTATTGATTGTTTGCCATAATTCATATTTGTTGCATGTATCAAGGTCAATATCTAATTCGCTAATTAATTGCTCGCCTAAAATATAAGCAAGCATGTTTACTATGGCTTCAGAGTTAATCTTAGTATTAGATTCGCCAAAGTTTGCTTTTTCATAATCAATCACATAATCAATAGCAGTAAAGGCGTCAATATCATGCTTTTTTAGCCATTCATTAGCTTGGTAATAGCCAATAATATAATAATCTTCGTTAAATGCTTCGTAATGTAATTCGCCAAATTCGTGCTCATCGTCGCATTGGTTTACATGGTCAATTAAATGCGTCAATAATTCTAGTTTTAATGCGTTAGTTAAAATAGTCATAATAGTCACCTTTATAGTTGAGAAATAATAACAAGTAGAATAATGGTTAAAATAAACCCGGCTGCAGCTAGATAATCAATAAATGATAAATGGCTGGCTGGTTTGTGATTCTTATAATCACGCATAATCATAATTATATAATCCATTCAGATGATTGAACAACGGCAGGTATGCCAGCGGCAATTAGTATTAGTTCGTTGCGTGATTTGGTTGTTTTGGTTGAGCGGATAAGGCTAGATATACTTAAAGCGGCTGTATCAATATAATCAGCGGATAAGCTGGCCCAATACATTACTTTATTGGCTTCGTTGAATTCTGATTTAGTCATAATCGTTTACCTCAATAGTGTTTATATGGTGGCGCGATGTGCTGCGTTGATGTGAATAATATACGAATGGTTTACCGTGTCAATAGATATCTGAAACAATTGTTTAAATGATATACTGGCCACTCATAAGCAAAACTTATCTATCATGTTCAATCTACCAGTTAAGCCCAACATTGAGTTAAAAGAAAAGAAGCCAGACGCCCGGCAATTCTCGGTTGTTCCGTTAAGGGCCATACACGATAAGAGACTAACAAGGGGCGATTTAATCAATCTAATGGCCTTATGTTCCTATTGTTCTAATAATGGCTTCACATTTGTGGCTTATTCAACAATCGCAGCATTAAGGGGTTGTTCTACTCAAAACACGGCCAGAGGCATGAAAAAGATTGAGAAGCTGGGATATTTTGAAATGGTGCGAAGCGGCTACACTGGGTTAAGAGGTGCATTGAAACGTGTCATATATGATAGCAGCTTAACAAGTGAAGACCAAACCAGCATAAGCAATACGTCAATCAATGAAACAATACTAAGCGAGGGTAATACAATGGCTAGATATACCAAGGGAACCAAGGCACCAGTCAATAAGAAGGATGATGATAATACAGCGATAACATTTGAGAAGGCTTTACTAGTTTGTTCTCACTCTCTTAAGACTGATTCAGACATTCTCACACTCGAACGCCTCATTGCTACTGGCATAACCTTACAGCAGCTCAAGCAAGCATACCCTATAATATAGTGTAGGAATCGCAAGGCCTGCTAGTGGGTGGGTCTTATTACGCTAGAATAACTTGCAGGGTCTGGTGCGATTCGTGCTGGTGCCGTGCTGTGGCAAGTGGCATACCTTCCCCCCCGGCCCCTCGCCTAGGCGGTAGGGTGTATGACTGAATTTTTCCTAGGTTTTTTGTAAACACATGTTGATAGAGTTCGTATTTATAGACACGTTATTCTGATGTGTTGATGTGGTGTGCATGATGCGTATTGAAAGACAATACCTAACCTAACCCGAATAAATAAAGTATTCAGATTAAAACACCTTTCGGTGCGCTTCTCTCGTTTATCTAAGCTAGGACTGATTGTCCCCCACAGCTCACAGCCCCGATATTTATAGTCACTGTCTACTTGTGACGTTTAAGGAGAACTCTGCGGTACGCTACGTTTATCTGCATCTGTCGAAGCTACATTTGCAAGGGCTGGGTAATGGCCCCGTAAGAATCAATATAGACTAATTCACCCTATTGTGCAAGCTATTTATTATGATATACTGCGATATGAATTAGATATATAAAGGATTGACAAATGGATTTGATATTGATTGGAGTTAGTGCTGTTATGCTAGTTTCGTTTATTGTGTACTATGTAAGGACTGCATTTTCTGAGATAGAAAGATTAAATACAGAGAATGATTTAGAGGATATAGATTATGGCTGCTAGTGATTATAATAACTTCTTAGTAAGGCTGACACCTAAGAGCAGAGCATTGCTTGATATTGCCCACGATGAATTAGAAATGCCTAGGGCGCACATCATTAATAACGCGCTGAAGGCTTATTTAAGCAAATACAATGATGGAAGTCTAAACGAACGTATAAACAGGTTGGCTAAATGATATTAACCCTGCCGTATCCCCCATCGGTTAATACATACTGGAGAGCAAATGGCAAACGAAGATTTTTATCTAAAGCTGGCGTTCAATTTAAAGTTGATGTTTCGGAATATGTTATTAATAGCGCAATTCCTAAACTTGGCAGTGCTCGCCTTCGTATGGACATTGTTATTCGCCCTCGTAGTCGTCGCGTATTCGATATTGACAATCTGCTCAAAGCTATCCTCGACTCGTTAATGGATGCTGGTGTATATGATGATGATAGTCAAGTAGATGATTTACGCATAACGCGTGGCGACCCATGTAAAGATGGAGCTTGCATTGTAGTAATAGAGGAAATAAATGGCTGAGACAGAAGATACGCGTAAGATTAAACGCATCCCGTCATTAAAGAACTATGGTGGTGTGCGAACTATACAGAAGACGCTAGAGCGCTCTGCAACATTAGAGGCTAATCGTGAGGCCGTTGCTTACGCCTTGCTTACAATGGCCAACACAAACCTTACTGACATAATGAGTTGGGATGAGCATGGAACGATTAAGGTTAAAGCCTCGAAGGACATACCAGAGCATGCGCTTCAAGCAATTAAGAGCATCAAGTCGAACACTAGGTATGACAAAGACGGTAACGCGACGACAACATTGGATATTGAGTTATTCGACAAGATTGGTGTTCTTCGGTTATTGGCAAAGGCATCTGGACTCCTTGACCAAGCGCAAGAAAGTGACAAGCCTTCTGTAATTGGTGTAAACATTGTAGGCCCAGACCCTATAGAAGCTGAGGTAATTGATGGCGAAAGTTAAAGAACAGAGCGGAAAACAGGTTTCCTTTGATGGCTTAAACCTAAACTTCAGTAAAAGCCCAGAGGTATACAGGTTTCTGCAAGACGATTCCTTTGTGCAAGGCTTAATGGGGCCTGTAGGTAGTGGCAAGTCCTACGCTTGCTGTGCAAAGATATTCATTAAAGCGCTACAGCAGAAGCCATCCCCTGTGGATAACATTCGATACACGCGTTTTGCCGTAGTGCGTAACAGTTATCCTATGTTAAAGACCACAACTATCAAGACATGGCTAGACTTGTTCCCAGAATCTACGTTTGGCCCACTGCTTTGGACTCCGCCTATTACTCACCACATCCGTTTGCCTGCAAAAGGTGAGGCTGCTGGTGTAGATTGCGAAGTTATCTTCTTAGCACTAGACCAACCTAAAGATGTGCGTAAGTTGCTGTCGTTAGAGTTGACTGGTGCATGGGTAAACGAGGCGCGTGAGCTACCAAAGGCTGTAATTGATGGGCTTACACACAGGGTAGGCCGTTATCCTACCAAGCGTGATGGTGGTGCTACATGGCATGGCGTATTCATGGACACCAACCCTATGGATGATGACCATTGGTGGCACAGAGTAGCTGAGAAAGAGAAAGTAACTGGCGCATACGCTTGGAAATTCTTTAATCAGCCCGGTGGCGTGATAGAAGTAGACCCATCTGATTTGCCTGACAATCCTGAAGCCAATGACCACATCTTTGCCTCTGGGCGATGGTGGAAAATCAATCCTAAAGCAGAGAACTTAAACAATCTGCCTGCTGGTTACTACCCACAAATGCTTGGTGGTAAGAACTTAGACTGGATTCGTTGCTATGCCGAGGGTAAGTATACCTATGTGCAAGAAGGGCGCCCTGTATGGCCTGAATATAACGACCAAATGATGTCTGCTACCGTAGAATACGACGATTCACAGCCAATACAGATAGGTTTGGACTTTGGTTTGACGCCTGCAGCAGTAATTGGACAGCGTTTATCTAATGGTAGATGGGTTGTATTACATGAAATAGTCACAGAAGACATGGGGCTAGAGCGTTTTGGTCAGCAATTGCTTGCAGAATTGAACGCTAGATACCCAAAAGCACAAGTAATGATGTGGGGCGACCCTGCTGGTATGCAACGAGATGCCATTTATGAGGTCACAGCCTTTGATTATCTGCGTACACTAGGGCTAAGAGCGCAACCAACGCACTCAAATGACTTTAAAGTCCGTCGTGAAGGAGCTGCTGCACCAATGCAACGACTGATTGATGGTAAGCCGGGCTTGATTGTGGACACTTCATGCAAGATGTTGCGTAAATCACTAGCTGGTGGGTACCATTTTAAGCGTGTTTCTGTAGGCGCAGGGCAAGAACGGTTCCGTGATGCACCAAACAAGAACGAACACTCACACGTTGGCGACGCATTTGGCTATTTAATGCTAGGCGGTGGTGAGCATAAGCGTATGACACGCAATCCACTAGCCTCTAGTGGCCCTATCTTTGCAAGAACAGTGATGAGTGACTTCGATGTATTTAAGTATTAAAGACCTAAACGATAATCTACCTAAAGTTAAAGGCGTTATCTTTGCTCCGTTCCTAGTTGAGCATGCAATGAATATTGCTGAAGGGGAATTTGCAGGATATTCAGCGCAACGTATCATTGGCGTTAAGGCTTTGCTAGAAAACCAAGCGCAATACGGATTTGCATTTACTTGCTTCTTATATGGTGAGCCAGTCGCCTGTTTTGGCTGCGCTCCACTGTGGAAAGGGGTTGGAGAGATGTGGTCTGTCATCGGGGATGTGGCAAGAACTAAGCCAGTAGCCATGACTAAGATAGGAATTGCAGTGGCAGATATGGCTAAGATATCTATGGGCTTGCATAGATTGCAAATAACTGTTAAAACATCGGATGCGAGAGCAGTTTCTTGGGCTGGAGCTATCGGGTTTATATCTGAGTGTACTATGAAAGAGTATAGCGAGGATAAGTTTGATTATAATTTAATGGTTAGGAGATAGATATGGGCGGAATTATTGGTGGCGGTGGTGACGGTGGTGCAGGCGCAGCTTTAGCACAACAAAAAGCAGATACAGAGCGTTTGCGTAAAGAGGCTGAAGCTGAAAAGCGTGACCTAAATGAACAAATAGCATCTGGCCGTATGGCTCGTGCAAGAGGTGGTGCTCGTATGTTGTTGTCTGAAGAACGATTAAACCCTGAAGAAGGTTTAGGTTCATCAGCTACATTAGGATAAACCATGAAAGAGACCTCTAAGATGCAAAAGAAAGTGGCCAAAGTTATGCGCGAGTATAAGGCTGGTACACTTAAGTCTAGTTCTGGCGACAAAGTAACAAGCCATGACCAAGCCGTAGCCATAGCCATGAGTGAAGCAGGAGTAAAACGCAAATGAATGTAGAGATAAGCATAGAGCTAGAAGGCGAAGACTTTAAGAAGGACAAGCGCTTGACTAAGTTTGTAATGCAGATGCTTGCAAAACAATCTAAAGAAAAGAAGAAGTCGCTGATTGAAGACATGCCTGAAGATGAAGAAATGGATGATTAATGGCTATTACAGTAGAGCGTGAATCCGTTACCACTAAGGCTAGGTTTGTATCGCCTACCTATACAGATAAGGATGGTGTACAGCAAACA